TGATGGTCGGAGGTGCGATGTCGGGGTATTGTTCCACCGGCAAGGAAAACATGGAAATCATGCCCAACAGTACAATCACCACCGAGATATACAATCGGAAAAACAAATTGTGCAAAATCGCAAAACAAAATGTGAATTTTCACAGATTTTCAGAAAAAACAAAATGTGAATTTAAGCCGTTTTTAGAGACTTTTAAAAAGAAGGTAATATTTGCCATTCATAAATACAAAAAAGAGGTTAGAACGAAAATCTGACCTCTTTTTTGCACTATAATGAGTTGTTCTATCATGTCATTATAAATTTCCTCTTTAAATAACAAGCTATTGTAAAAATAAAAAAGTGGTCCACAATCACTTGCAAACCACTTTAAAAACCTTATAAAACTCTTATGAAAGCAATTTAAATCTTCTTCATTGCCTGCATGTACTTCCAGATCTTTCCGTCTGGTGCGTCTTCATCCTGGAAGAAGTACTTATGTGCAGCCTTCAGGATCATTTCATCTTCCATTACCTGACATAAGTCTGCATGGAAGGAGTTAAAGGCTACATACTTGTCCCAAACAGTTGTTCCGGAAGGGAAAGACATGCCTTTTGTGGCATCCTCAATCTGTGCCTTGCTCCAGTATTCACCGGAACGGCGATCATTCGACTTACCTGTATAGCGAATGTTCGATACATCGTACTTGGCAAAGTCTTCGTTATAATGAGGACCATAGAACAGTTCGTGCTGTTCTCTCATAAATGCCCAGTAAGCTTCCTTTGAAAGCTCGCCGCGCTGTGCCATTTCCATATACTTCGCAGCCTGACATGCAGACTGCCACATCTTCATCTCTGTTACCATGCCGTCAGCTTTCGCCTTAGTCAGTAAATTATCATAATTATATTCCATACTCCTTTATTTTAATAATTGTTTAATCTCCAGCAAATCTTCTGCCTTCAGTTTAATCTTGCCCAAATCGCCAAGCATAAAATTCAGCATAGGATTAGAAGGAATATTGATACTCAACTCTCCCTTTCCAATACCAATGTTAAAGCCAGCTATTTGAGTCTCATATATATCCATCTGACGAAACATGGAAATAGCATCATTCATCAGCAGGTCAGCATCAATATTTCCATTTTCATCAGCAATAAACAACATCGCAGCATCTACATAGCTGGAAAGACGTTGATCTGACTTAGCCAGATAATTTTTAAGCCCTCTTTTCAGGTATATGGAAACAGGAGACAAACGAGGATGAGCATTGCATAGTTCATCAATCTTGTGCTCTCCCCAAGTCTGGACTGCTGCTCTTATATCAGTCTTTAAAATATCTATTTTATCAATCGTATACATACGTTATCCTTTCTGTTCTTTTTTCATTTTCAAAAATTCAGCGTAAGGCATATCTGCGTATTTTTCGGTATATTCTTGAAAGAGAAGAAGACTCTTATTCGCATCGTCAGCAAGTGTTTTCTTTACTTTTTTCAAGATAGACAAATGATTCTCCAATGCCTTTTTCCCTTCCGGAGAACGTTCTACAAGAGGGCGCATTATCTTCATATATTCCTGTTGCAATATATTCATTACAAGATTTTGCGATTGCTGAAACTCTTCGTTTTCGTTTAAAACAGCAAACTCACGTTCTGACATTTCAGACGTGATGTGGTCTATTTCATCCCAAACTGGAGTCTGACTCGCTTGTACTGTCGGTTGCAACTGTACTTGCTGAAGCTGTTGTCTTCGCTGTTCCAACTCCTGTTGAGCTTGCTGAAGACGAATCATTTCCATATCAAGATCGGAAGGGTTCGAGTAATTAGGCGTTCTCATTAACGGATCATTGCCGCTCACATAGATATTCTGCATAATGTTTGTTTTTAATGGATACAAAAAAAGTATGGCAAGGCATCCGAAGATGCCTGCCATTTTTCAGCTAATTACACGCTTGGAGCTGCCGCCGGTTGTGCACAGCAGCAAGGATTGTATGAGCCAAATCCTGTTACGGTAGGAGTATTCGGCAATACTACTTCTCCGCTGATCATGCGACAAGTCTTACGGTCGGTATAGTTGATACCGGCTGTGTAGGCTTTTTCAATCTCGCACTGGATAAGTTTATCCTGATAAGGACGAACGGCTGCATTAATAGCAACTTCTTTTTCCAGACCGGCGATGCGGTTTGCAAGGACATCAAAGCCATCACGCTGATTCTTGTACAACGCAAATGCATCAGAGTTTTGTTTTGCCGTCAATACATCAAAGCCATCACGGGTAGATTTGTACAGACCAAAGTCTGCATCCACCTGAGATTTGTAGAGCTGGAACTTCTCGTTTATATCAATTTGACGAGCACCCGCCATCAGTTCCAAGGTATTGACCTTCTGCGACCAGATGGTATTTGTCAACGCTACCACATCCTCACACTCTTTTGCCCACGACTGGAAGGCAGAAGGAGCAGCAGAACTTGCACCGCCTACATTGTTGATATTCACATTTTCAGGCATTCCACCACCAAAACCCAATCCGCGGCCACGACCCCACAAGGCAGCCGCACCTAAAACAGTACCGGCAATTCCAAAACCTAACCCGGTGTTAGCTGTTGACTTGGATGCGTATTTGTGCGCACCATCTTCGTGTACTACTTTTTCAATTACTTCTTTCTTTTCAGTATCCATACTTTTTAAAATTAATAAGTTAGACATATGTTAACATCACAAAGGTACGGAATCACTGTCGGCAGGCATATTATTGCTTTGCGAGAATGTTGCGTATCTGTTGCAGATATGTGGCGATAATGGGGTTATTGCGCTGGCGGGTGTGGAAGCGTGATATAAGGTTGCGGACGGCGGAGGCGGTGATATAGAGTAGTTCGGCTATCTGCACAGGGTATAGTCCTTGTTCTGTCAGGATCTGTATAAGGATGCTCCTTGCATCGACTACATACATCACTTTCGATGCAGACAATATTACGGCTTCAGGTACTTCTGTTTCTTGCGATACCAATGCCAGCACTCGATCGAATAACTGTTTTTTCGTCATAGTATCAGTTTTTGGTGTGAGCCGGTCAAAATAAAGCTCTCCGGCACGACCGGGATATGCCGGAGAGCTTTTAATTGGCAACTTACCGAGTTACTCTACAAGTTCTTTAAAATTCTTAATCCTCCATTAACGTACATAAGCCTTGGCAGATACTCTGACGAGAACAAATCATCTGTGTTATCAATCCAAGTTATGCCATCATTAGATAAATTTTTATTATTAACAATACCTGCAATTATGCAATCTTCAAATTGCATTAATGAAAAATCTGTCGTATCATCCGTATCTCTTGCGAAATTTTCTTTAACACTACTGTCGTGCTTGCATGCAAATGTGCATCCTTTAAATTTGAAATTTGAATTGCCATTCCAAAATGCAAATGTTGTTGCCAATTCATAAGTTCCTGCATTTTCAGCTTTTTTACGCACCAACAGACAAACATCATCAAATAGCATATTACCGTATTCTTTGTTATATCCAGTATCATACATTAAATATGTTCCGCCATTTTCAGAATCTACATTTAAGTGCACATTCTTCAAAAATCCATTTCCACCCTTAGACGGAGGTGTTATTATTGGAGTATTAGATATAGGATTCAATATTCCAAACACACCGTCTATTATAGTATTGTTTCTATAAACTGATATAGATGCACAATTTTTTAGTACAAGATTTTTAATATAGGTATTAGCGACATTTGGAGAATCTGACGCATATAATAAGTTTTCTGCATAACAATTAATAACGTATGCTCTATTATATGTTACAACGGGAGTAGACGTATTAGTTCCATGCCCATCAAACAACTCGCCTTGTCTGTCTTGTCTTCGACTTATAGCCTTACATCCAAAAATTATAATTTCCTCATAATACGTTTGGTCGTTCTTAGGCTGATAATGATAATGTTTACCAATACCCTCCAAAACGTCTGTTTTGCAGTTCATAAACCATGAACATTCATAATGAAATCCATGTCTTACAAAATTGTATAATTCTACATTTTCGTTAAATTTACACGGGTCAACAACATTAAAACATATTGTTTGCCATATAAAGTTTCGCAAGTCGGTATCTTTTCCTGTAAACTTAACCAACTGCCCTACACTTCTTGTGATTTGAATCTTGTGATTATTTAGCGTTGCCTGGTCTGTTGCGTCAAATGATACTGCAAAGTATATATAATTTGTTCCAGGTTCCCATCCATTACTGAACCCATTGTTTAAGTAAGCATCGCACCACGCAGCGTTATCTACATTTGCATCAAGATACTTCATTGCTCCTTCTTGGGTTATTACGTCATAGTCACTTGGAGCATATCTTGTATATATCGTCCAGTCCCCACAGGCTTTCCTATCTACAAATACTTGTATTGCAGCTCTGTCACTTCCGAGTGCTCCATTATTTCCCCATGCTACTCTATAAATATTGTCATATCCTACAACCTTTTCTATATCAGAAGAGTTTGTTATATCAATTAAGTTATAAGACGTAGGTTTTTCTTTTGTGGGGTCTCCATAACAATCAATAATAATGCCGTTTTTTTCTACATTTTGTTCTGATACAAAAACACTGCCTCTCTTTATCAAGAGAGTATCTCCGTCAGAAAGAATTTCATTAGCTTTTGTCAAACTTTGAATTGGACTATCTTGTGATAATCCATCATTGCTGTCACTTCCACCAGCCGTATCTACATACACAGTTTTACTTTCAGAAGTCAAATACTTACTATGGATTAATGACCTTTCTCCATAAAACTTTCCGCATATATCAGCAATTAAATGTTCATCTATTTCTGCGTTAAATGGTTTTATAGTTTTTATTTTATCGAACTCTTCTTTATCAATAAATGAAATTTCTTTTTTAATCAATTGAACTGAAGAACCATTAATTACGTTAGTGCAAAATTGCAATTCAGTAACTCCAGTTGGCACAACATATTCATTTGTTACAAAGTATTCATCTCCAGTATTTACTGGTCCAATACCTGCTACAGAATTTTGTTGAGAGTAAACCCCGTTTTTCCAAGCCGCAACCATGCAATAATTGCCTGCCTCGGATAATGTATATTTAATAACATCGCCTTCATTTACTGATATTTTATTAGATATATAATGTCCGCTGCCTGCATTTCCTCCACTTGAATACGTAATTCCATTCCCAGATATACTGCTAATGCTAACAGGTTCTTCTACATTAGAATATAATGTTCCATTTATTTTTGTAATGTCTTCTGTTAGAACATTATGCGCCCCTTCATTTCCTATTTTGTATTCTTCAAACTCATTCTTATTAATAAATTTATCAATATAATTAGTAACCTTAACTGATGCAGAATCTATTGTTTCGGGTCTTGTTTGAGCAACGAAAAACTTAACATCGTTATTTGTATTTACAAAAACACCTTCAACAAAATTGTTAGAACCACTATATATTCCTGTTTTTCCAACAATCTGTCCTTCAACTATTCTTTGTTTGCCTGCGTCAAATAACGCTATGATGCAATAATTTTGCCATCCATCAAGATTATATTCTATTCTATCTCCATAATTAACAGGTATAAAATCTGTTTTTTTCCAATCGTTTCCTGCCGTACTACCTGCTGCTGTATAGCCTGCTCCTGTGACTGAAAATTGAGGAGTTGTAGTTCCAGATTCTTTTGTTGAATTAAAAACAGAATTAGTTTTTATATCTAACTCGGTAAGTTTCCCATCTAGATTACCGCCACCTGAAGACATTTTCACCAGCTCCGAACTGGTAACAGGATATGCTTTTTCGCCATTTTTATTTTTAAGCTGTACTTTTCTTGCCATAATTCTACATTTTTAAAGTTCATAAATCCGATGTTTCTCCGAGATCTTCCATTACTGGTACCGCCTCCTGGATGGGAGTGCGGAGCCAGTCGAGGAAGTCTTCTATCGTGCCCTCGTTACCTGCCTTCAGCCATACCTCATAAGCCGAATCACCCTGCACGCCGAGCTGTAGGTCTCCGGTGAGCTGTACCGTCTCCAGCTCGATGTCCGAAGATGATCCGGGAGACTCTGCACAGGTGGTCGACACGATGCGCAGGAAGTCGCAGGCATCTACTGCGGTGTGCTGTTCTCCGGCAGTGGCATACAGCGTGGCAGAATAGCGGCCTGTCGACTTCTGAAGCTCCGGAGTGATGGAGAACACCACCTCACTGCCTTCTACCGACAAGGGGACTTCTGTATGGTTTCCCAACGGATCATGCAGCACCAGCCGAAGTTCCATGCCCTCCAACGACTGTTCGCCACCGTTGACCGTAACAGCCCAGCGGCAGCGTATATCCTTTTCTCTTCTGATGTTTACCATAGTTCTATAAATCTGTTGTTGCCCCCAAATCTTCCATTATACCATCCCAAGCCACATACCCGGCATCCACTTTACTGCGGAGCATCCAGCCGGGGTTCTGCCAGCTGAACACCTTTCCGTTGTCCGCGTTCTGCGGATCGTCCTGATTGTAGATGTTTACCAGCATCCCCTTTTTCAAGGGCTTGCCGTCGTCTCCAGTCGGCTGGCTGTCGCCTTCCATTGCCGACACAGAGGTGTAAGTCTTCCGGATGCCGAGGCTGCTGCCGTTCAGATCCGTTTCATTCGCATAGTTGGCGAGGTCGCCTATCAGACCGCCGACTTCGGCAGGCGGGATGCTTTCAATCTTTGTTTTTGCGGAAAGCTCTGCCGCCCTCTTCTTAATATCGTATATATCTGTAGCCATAATTAAGCAGTTGTAATCGAACATGGAGTCAGGGATGTTATCGCATTTCCGGACACATCATATAATTTCATCTTATTGTCAATCAATCCAATAATACAAGCTTTCAGCGGCTTGCCTTCCGTGTAGATTATTCCGGAGAGAAAACCGTATTGCATCGAGTCAAATTCACACAACACGCCATCGGTAAGAGTTGCTTCAGATACGACAACTGCTGCCGCCTGATAGACTGTCAGTCCGTAATTATAAAAATACTTTGTCGCAACAGCCCCTACCACGTTGGGAGTATAACTCTTGGCCGGATAGATTGTAACCACCGGTTTTACCGACTCTTTCAGATAATAGGCTAACTCCTTCAGGTCATTATCCTTCACCGAAGCATCATCCTTCAGCGACTCCGGCACCAGTGTGGCATAGCTCCGTTCGCGTCGTGCCGCCTGCTGTCCGTTCTCCAGTGTAACCTGCGCCTCCTGCACCCGTGTAATCTTCCAGTACAGAGCCGTACCGTCTTCCACACTGTCCAGACTTCCGGCAGACACCGGGAATACCTCACCGTGCAGCCCCACATATCCGGCCGTCCAGCTTACTTTCTTCGCGGCACGGGAAGTGTCCGCCCAAGACACCACGCATCCTGCAAGGCGTACATTTCCCGTGCCGTTTGAAAAGGCGTTTAAAACCGATTTAAAAGCATCAAAAGTAGCCGACTGCATATACACAAGGTCGGTCAGGGTCAGCGGCACACCGCCGTTCGGGTTAAGCATCTTATTCATACTCGTAGATATTAATCTTATACTTTTTCCCCACCACCTTGTAGGTGTCGAGGAAGATTCTTATTTCATTTTCATAATTTTTCAGGAAAGAAGGCACGTTCACGATAAAATCACCGTCGTACCGTCCTTCGCCATCGTTGCGCCAGTAGGTCCGGTGCGGAGCTTCCTCCCCGTCGTTGTACATCACCAGACCGGGAAAAGGCTCTTCATCGTTGTACAGGTAGAAGTCCACCGAAGGAATGTCCGTAATGTAGATTTCATTTCCCGTGAGGAAGAACATATCGTTCAGCCCCTTCTCCAGTGCGATGACCTGCCCCGTAATCTGAAGGCGGTTCAGGCTCTGCCTGCGGTAAGCAAGAAACCTGTCGTGCAACATGGAGAATGGCAGCACCATCACCCGGAGGAAGGCGAACAGCCTCTTCTTGCGCAAGGGAGGCGGCAACAGATGTTGCGCCAGTTTCACAAAGTCCAAGTCATACCACATACGTAATGCTGCTGTTTAGTCCTTCGGCAATGAACGCACCGCCCACCGAAGTATAGTTATTTCCTTTCACTTCCGTATAGTCCACTGCTCCGGACGCCTTCGCCTTCACCGTCCCCAGTGTAATATCCACCACACCTTCCACTGCCTGCACTGCGTCCACTAACTTCGTCTTGTTGAAGGTACCGCCATACACGATACCTGCCAGATACGCCTCGATGGCCTCCGTTACCACCATCGCCCCGTCGGAAAGCCGTCTGCCCTGCGTATCGAGCACCAGCGGATCGATCTGCACCGTCATGCTCATTACAATCTTGTCGGCAGGCAGCGAACGGATGTTCAGGGTAATACCGGCAATCTTCATTTTCTCAATATACGATTCAAAGGCCGACAGCTCCGTCTCCGACAGCGGTTCCGGTTTGCCTCCCGCATCCTTCGACACCAAAATCTGTACACTGCCGCCCAAATCGCGCACCGCCGCATACTTTACAATCTGCTTGCTTGTGTCGATAGACGGATAGCCAAAGGTCGCCGTATCGGGCAGATAGGTCAGGTTGTCGCCATACTGGAAGGCAAGACAGATCCGGTGATACCAAGCCACCGATGCCACGATGGCCGAAGCGATTTTCGCGTCCACATCTACGCGGAACTTGTCGTACATCACCTCCAGCGAATACGCACACACCGCTACCGCATAGAGAATAATATTTTCTATGCTGACAGAACTGAACCTGTTGTCCCATGTGGCGTCTTCTCCCGTAATGCCGTATGCCGTTCGAAGCGTTTCATTGGAAATCAGGAAATCGGTCATACTCTTTTTTATCTCTGCAATTGTTCGAGCCATAGGTTTGAGTTTTTAAGTTTTTGAGTTCTTAAGTTTTATATGTTTAAGTTTTTGAGTTCTTGAATTGTCTTCCATCACCAACTTAAAAACTCAAAAACTTATAAACTTAAAACTTACATAAATTCCTTTGTAAACTGTTCAGAAAAGATTCTCAGTCGTATCTCACTGTCGGCAGTTTCGCTGGTGGCTGGCGATACCCGGTTGTTCTTGCAGTATGCCTGCATCTCGCGGTTTACCACCACATCGGGAAGCCGGAGCACCGTGCCCGGATCCAGTCTGGCCGTAGGCGACAGGTCGTTTTCCTGAGCAATCAGAAAGAGAGCTGCCATGTCGCCGTACTCCTGCACGGCGATGTCGCTCATCGTCTGGTGCGGAAGGATCGTTACGCTCTTCATGGCAGTTTCCTCCAGAATAGCCGTCCCATGACATACACCAGCCCGATGCCGCCCAGCCACATCAGTGCCGCCTGCCACCAGCTTATCGAGGCTTTCCGCTCCGCACTCAGGTTGTTCAGCACATGCGCCATCTCCTCCATGCGTTCGTTCACCCGCGTAATTTCCGTCTGCACCCCCTGAAGGTCTATCTCCACCGTCATGCTGTCGTGGTTCTGTTCCTTCTGCGTGCCGCCGAAACTTCCGGAAACAGTCGCTGTCTTGTACTGCAACCCGGTACTGTCCGGCTTCGAATATTCATCCCGTTGCCATTCTCCCGTAATGGAAGTCAGCTTCTCCTGCCAGCTCTTGTAAAACTGCTGCATCTGCGCCTGCCAGTCGGCCGACACTTCCTGCTGTGTGTCGGTTTCGCGGATGGCAGTGCCTGTACTGTCGGTATCTTCCGTTACCAGTACAGGAGCCTGCGCCCTGCATCCCACCATCAGCAGCAGAAGCATACAGGGGACGAACCCCTGCATCCATCTGTATGCCTTATTCAAGATCCATCCCATCATGCTACAATCAGAGTTAAGTAAGTAATCAGGAATACGGTCGCTTCGCACCAGAATACCGGCTTCGCCTTGATAATATCAGCAATCAGGTTGCCCGTACCGTGTTTCTTCACATACCATACTAAATACCCCAACGGGAGCAGCCACAGCATAATGAGCCAAGGGAGTACGGAAGACGCCCAAAGCTGTGTGCCAATCAGTACCGCTATCGAGCCGAGCAGGTGTAATACAAAGTCCGTCTTTTCCTTAAAATTAGGCGACAGACCGATGACAATCATGCCTACCGAGGCTATCATCACGAAGATGCGTCCCATGCCCGAAGCCTGCTCCAGTGCGCTTCCCATAAAGAGGGCAGCCGTCAGGATCATGCAGAAGCCGAACCATTTCTTATGCTCTAAGCGGTAGTAGGTTTCCGAGATGGAATACGGAATACTGCCTGTTTTCTTAATCATAACTGTGGTGTAAATCACCAATACCAATGCCGATAAAATTCCTAAGATTGTTGCCATATGTTTGAGTTTTTAAGTTGGTTAGTTTTTTAGTTGACGAGGTGTCAGTTGACGAGTTGACAAGGTTTTAAATACCTGTCATTTCAGAGCCTTGTCAACTTGTCAACTCGTTACCTGATACCTGTCTTACAATTTCAACACCTGTTCGCGGTTCTTCCCCTCTATCTTCAGTGAGACATGCACCCACGAGAAGTCGTTTTCGTTAATCAACTGGTCGAAGGGAAGATTCGCGCGGATGTATTCGAACAGTCTGTGGTTTTCCTCTTTCGAGCCTGCCGTAATGTCTGCTGCTTCTCCCTTCACGTGCTGCGAGTTGGCAGCACCGCCCACCAGCCTGTTCAGTTGCGGACTGCGGTAGCCGCTGTTTACCGTAATCGGTTTACCATACCACTCGCGTAGAGGGTCGAGCACCTGTTCAATCAGATTCTTCAGGCTGTCCGCCGCATTGCGGTCGCATCGGTTATCTATCCCGTGCGCGTCAGCCGTTGTACTTCGCATCATTTCTCCCATTGTAAAATACTTCATTTTCGTTCCTCCTCTTTCTTTTCGTTGTCAATAAACTGTTGCAGGTAAGGTATCTTTCGTACCACCTCAAAACTCAATACATAATAGATAAAGTTCAGCGGACGCGACTGCGGGAACAGCTTGCGCAGGTTGCGCAGGGTATTTACCCCGTAGAAGTAGCATATCGCATACACAATGCCCGTGATGCACTGCATCGCCCCGTCCAGACTCTTCATTTTCTCGCCCACCACAAACACGCTGAGTACAATTACATAGAATACCATTGTCTCCAGCAGGCAGTGGAAAAACTTTCTGTTGCTGAACCGTTCGTGCTTTGCCACGATTCCGGCTACCATCCCCGCCACGCAATTGATGATGAATATGAAGAAGATCACAAACACCATATCACGCACCGGGGCGAAGTAGGCAAAGGTTACGCTGAACAGTGTAACCAGCAGATTCTTCAGTCCTGTTACTATTTCCATACTCTCTTTACTTTTCATTATCGTTATCATTAAGCAGCTCAAACTGAATCTTATCTACCAATTCGTCATAATTCAGTCCTGCACGCTGCAAGTGTATCTGCATTTGTTTTTCTATTTTTTCTTTACTTGCTTGCGACCTTATGAACCGTATCAGGTTAGGTCCTAAAGCCGGATCTTCCTTCAGTTCTCCCTGATTCATGCCTAAAACGATGGCTGCATCCTGAATCAGTGTTTCATCAATCACAAGCCCGGTCAGTTTCCCGTCCGGTTCGGCTCTTGCCTTAATTAGCAGGTCGCCGCTTTCGTCAAGCATCATTCCTTTCATATCAGTGTGTAATTAGTTTATCTTCATAATCTTCACGTTTCAATTTGTCTGCCGGAGTCGTTATCGCAGCAGCCGCTCCTGTCTGTGAAGTAGCCGAACCGGTGGTACTGACCTGATGCGTATGGTTGTTGAACGTGTCTACCAGTGCATTGATTTTTTCAGTCAGTGCCTCGATATTGATCAGTCCTCCGTTATATCCGCCGTTCATTACGATGGAAACCGAAGCGGTAACCTCAATCCGTTCTACTTCCGATGCAGAAAGAAGAAAGGCATCGCTCGGTTGTCCCTCCACAATTGCTACCAGACAAGTTGCACCGATGGCTGGATACATCACGACAGAACCTACGCCCAACTGCACATCAAAGAACTCCAGTCCGTCGGTAACTCCAGTTGCATCCATTGTCTGCTCCTCCTGATTTACGGCTGTTACGGTTACCCACCGGAGAACAGCCGACAATCGGTCCGGAATACTCCGTTCCCTCAAAATTGCCTCTCTCAATTCTTCATCTATTGTCATTCTGCCCGTCCTCCCAATTCTACTTTTTGCCGGTATGTAGCGTTATCCGAAAACTCTTTTGTTACCTTTTCTATATAATACTTGCCGTCCATTTCCGGGGTAATATCACTTTTCAGGTCAATCACCTGTCCGAAGGTTACGGCAGGGATGCCAAACAGTTCAATACCTCCTTTGTACTTTTGCTTTTTCAGACCTTCGTAATACCGTTCTGCAAATTCCTTCAGCACCTCGACTGTTACCGTCTTGTCCTTGTCATTATAAGTCAGGTTTACGGTTTCTGCCCCTTTAGTACCCGCTTTGGCTTCCAGCTTCTTTCCACCCTTTAGGATGGCAAGTGCCGTTACCTCGTAATCACCTTCCGTCTGCTGCAAGTCCTGACTCACCGCGTTTCGCTCCAGATGAATCTTTGTTTCCGGGAGTTGCACTTTATCGGTATAGACATTCCCGCAATAGAGCGTTTTTCCGATAAAGTAGCTATACAGGCCTGTCTTTTTCTTCACGTCTTCCAGAATCTGCGAAACCAGCATCTCCGCATAGCGCACCGCACCCAGTTCCGTATCACCGAAAGAGGTAACGATTTCATATTCTCCGCATAGGTCTTTCAGCAGTTCGCCCAATTTCACGCTGCGTTTAGAATAGCTTGCCTTCTTGCGCTTCAGCTTGTACATTTCGTCTTCACAATACATAGCCACCGGGACCCCTCTTTCTATCCTCGTAACATACCCCTCAAATTCATTAAGCAGCACTCTATTATACCCCAGTTCTATTTTTACCGGATCACCTGGTTTGATATATTGATTAAGATTTTCTCCCCAAAACAATTTCAGTTTTCGTGGAAGTATAATTTCGGCCGTATCGGTCAACATCTTCCAGCTGCTTTGAATAGAGACAGAAGTCACAAAATACAATTTCAGTTCTTTTCTGGTATCGCTTGCCGGAAACGTGATTCGGCTACACATGGTATAACTCATAGTCGTAACTCTATTGGATTGTCACTACTTGCTGTAATTGAGAAGGAATATATTTCAGGCATTCCCTGTACGGGGGAGAGCTGAAAATTCTCCATCACAATAGCAAAGATTCCCTTATTGCGAAATAGTTCTCCGGTAACATTGATACTGTCCGCTACTTGCCTCCACGCCACCAGTGCATGGGCCTGTTCTTCGTATGTTTTCTGAGCATCCCGGCTATTGTCTGTTAGGCAAAAACCACGAATATTTATGTTCCAGTCATTCAATCCGTATATTTCTTTTACCGTCCCGTTTGCTCCTAACACCTTTGTTTTCGATACATTCATATCGCGACTAAAGTCTACAATTGTAGCGGCAGGAATAACAAAATCGTTCATTGCCACATCAACCAGTTTCCCAGAGTCGCTGTACTGCTTGTAACTGCTTCCATCAAATACAAAAGAGTCCAGTACAGGTGTACCCATCCAGCTCCTGTGTTCTACTTCTTCACGGCTTGCCACCTTCACTCCGCTATACCCTTCGGCATCGAATCCGGGCAGTTTTCTGCCCCAGGGTATATAAATGGGAGAAGACACCCCGAACACCTCCGCAAAGAGGTTGGCTATGTTAAGTCCTGTATTGATCATATCATCCTATTGCCGGACTGACATCAGACAGCACTGCTATCAAGTCCCTTTTTATACGTTCTACAATCTTCCGGTAATCACCCTCTCCCGATACGGTGAAGCTGTTGTTCATCGTTACGTTCATGGTAATGTTTCGTACTCCTCCACTTCCTTTGCCCGAACCGCCCAAACCGACTGAGCCGGTACTGCCGGTTCCTCCGGTATTGCCAGAAGTATTTCCGGCATTGTTCTGATTCAGTTTGAGTGTCTGAGGCTGGTTAAGCGTCTCCAAAGAAAGGTTTCCTTCTTGCTTTTTCTCTTCTTTTTTAGGATGGCTCTTCTCGTAATCAGCCATCCCTTTCTGCATACCCTCCTGATAAGCTCCACCGATAGACTTTCCTATTTCTTTTACTTGGTTGGTAAATTCGGTAAAAGCGTTTTCCATCTTCTGAGGTTGAAACCAGTTAGCCGGATTCAATACTGTAAAAATCAGTTTATGAAGTTGGAAAAACAGTTTGAACACACCTACTACAAAATTCTTGATTACCATCCCTACACCCCAGAAAAAGCCTCTGACCTTTGCTGAAGTGTTATAGAAATAGACTCCAAGACTGATAAGAGCCGATATGATAATCGCAATCCATCCGACAATCGGGATAGAAGCTATTGCCGCAGTAATAGAGCGGGAAGCTACCATGACTACTTTTGTCATCCCGGACCATGCAGCTCCCCAAGCCAAAGAAGTAATCTGAGAAACTGAGAAAATAGTCATACCGATAGTAACTATTGCTCCGGTTGCAATACCCAATATTGAGATAAAAGGAGCGAAAGGTTCAGTAAATTCAAAGAATGAAATCTTCAGATCATCTATCCATGCCTGCATACGCTTCATCCGTTCGGCAGAAGTGTCCATAATGATAGCCGCCTGTTCGTTGGCCGAATTGGAATTTTGCACTTCGTCTGTCCATTCCTTTACTTTATCGATGTTGCCGACAAGAATCTGACCTGCCACTGCGTTTTCCCTGCCGAATAAGCGTGCCATTACTTCGGTATCGTTCATCACAGGAACCAATGCTTTCAGACGGTCGGCAAAAGGAATTGTCTTATCCGTCATGGTCGCCATATCTACTCCCATCGCCTGCAGGGCTTTTGCCGCATCACCGGAAGGAGCAGCCAGTATCAGCATGGCATTTCGCAAAGCCGTACCGGCTTCGGCTGCCTTGATCTGATTCTGTCCCAATACCTGAAAGATGGCATTTGTCTCTGCAAACGACACACCGAGATTCTTTGCCGCAGGACCAATGTTCTTCAGGGAGGCAGCAATATCCACCACTTCCGCTGCACCTACCTGTGCTGATTTTGCGATAAGGTTCATCTGCATATTCATCAGCTTCGACGCTTCCTCCGCATTATCTGCTTCTCCAATGAAGGCGTTAAAGGAAGTTGTCAAAGCCGAGACAGCTCCGTTCACATCCCCGTCCATCGTTTTGGATAAGGTCAGGGCATTGCGTGCCATACCGTCCAAAGCATCGGGATATTGCGCCAAATGAGGACCTAGTTGTGAAAGAAGATTCGAGAACACCCCGGTAGCTTCTGCCGCATCCACTCCAAAGGTTTTCGCCAGTTCACGGGCTTTCCCGGATACCAGTTCAAGCTGCTCACCGGAGATTCCCGATATAGCCTGCACCTGTGCCATTGCATATTGGAAACGCACCCCCGGCTCAATGGCATTGTCAAAAGCTCCGGTAATATTGTCAATACCGTCCTTTATCTCGTTCATAAAGAACATACCTTTACCGAACTTCTCCAGATTGCCCGCCGATTCGGTAGCCTGTCTACCCAGTTTCTCTACCTCTTCCGTAGTCTGTTCTACGGTATCGGTCATCTTCTGAGCCGTATCGGTTGCCGAACGGAGCGGAGCAGTCAGTTTATCCACCAGTTCCAATATCCATTGTGTTGTTGTCGAAGCCATTTCCTTTTGCAAACAGTTTATTGATTACCTCTGCCAGTGCATTATGCACCACGATTTCATTCTCTTTCAACTCAGTTTTCCGCACAAAGCGGTATTCGGCATAGAGCCTGAGCCACGCATCTTCGTCCAGCGTATCGGGATCGATGCGGTAGTGAAACCTCAGTACCGCATTGATACCCTCTATCCGACTGAAAGATGCCTCGTATTTTTCTATGCTTTCCTGATAAAAGCCTGTGCAGCCTCCGTCAGTTCTTTCATAGCCTGCATCACGGCACTGTATACGGCATAGTCTTCATCCAGCACATCACGATCTCCAGCTACCACACAGTTATTAATCAGCACAGCATTGGCAGCTTCATAATCCCCGTCCTTTCCTTTGTTGGCTACCAGCATCATGTGTGCCCGGCTGGGGCGAATAATCAGGTAATCGTAGCGTCCGTCTTCGGTCTCTACCGTTACCATGCGCAGACGGTTGCCGTATTTTGCCTTCAGTTCTTTATACTGTTCCTCGGTAAATCCGTTAACCTTATGTTTCTCTTCAGGGCTGAGTGTGTCAAAGTCAGCCGCTTTCTGTATCTTATTTTCCATGTTTCAATTACTTTTAAAAATGTTTTAAACTGTGTCTAAATCACACCGGAAGTCCCCAGTCAATATGCGACGGGATAAGCGTGTACTGTGTCGCAATCGTCTTGTCGTTCTGCTTCACATCCACCCCGTTGTTCGAGAACTGGCAGTTTCGTATCACATCCTTGTAGATAAGTCCCTTGTATTCGTACAGCACGGAGATGTCGAACGGTTCGATGTCCATGATGTTGTTTCCCGGACCTACCGCCAGCTGCAAGGATATGACCTCCTCCTTATACAAGGTAATGCTGGCAGTAGCTGCATAATTGCCGATGGCACGGCCTACTGGCTTGTTCCCGCGGCCATAGGCATTCTCCACCTCCTGCGAGTCGTTGTAGGCAAGCTGGGTAATACCTTCAATAGTACGTCCCAACATGGTAACCGAAACTGAGTTCCAGCCTGCCATCTTGCCGAATTTGTTGATTAATGTCTTCAGTAATGCCATCGCTTAATCTATTTTATTAGTAAAACCTAAATCTACCTCAAACTCATGCGCAATACCGTTTGCTACCATCTTCACCTGAATATTGACAGGAGAATCACTTACCGCCGACTGTTTCGGGTCGATGTAGACATCGTAGTCGGCAATATCGCTGGCGTTCACCATTGTGTCCATTGCCTGGCGAAGCAACCCTGTCCAGTAGGCAATGGTTTCCGAAGAAATATATCCCGTCGTCGGGTCGGCATCAATGCGTCCTCTTACACGTGGAAGCAGGGTATTGCGAATCAGTTTGGCTCCTTTGTTCCACACCGCATTGTATTCGATATAGGCATAGTCCGTATCTTTTGCCACACAGGTGTGCGAGTTCGACAGGAACACGCCGGTATATCCCTGAAAAGAGCCGGCATAGATATAGCCTTTATCGTTCAGTGTCTTCTGGTCCGAACGGCTTACTGCCGACATCAGTGTGCCGTTGCTCAATGCAGGATTAATCCATCGTCCTTCCGTCTTGTCCTGCATACTGTAGTCCGGTGTGCCTTTTGCCGTGCGCGGATGGTTCTCAATGTCCACGCTTCCCATATTTTCATGTACATAGCGTACAGAGAGCATACCCAGTGCCGAACCTATTGCCGCATGGTTGTTGTAGGCAGTGTCCAATCCTGCCACATCCTTATCCTGTGCAATGATGACCGACACATTTTCTGCCTCCAGTGCACGCAAGTCTTCTGCACTGTTGATTTCAGAGAGATACGTGCCCAAACCTTCCAGCAACACGGCATCAATGTACAGATGATCTTCGCGTAAGTCTTCCACCATCAGCTGCAAGGCATTGATGGCTGTCGGCAGATCTTCATCCGCAGTCAGTCCGCACAGACCGATGGTATTTACCCCGTCCACCGAACGCAATCCGCTCAGGAACTCGGCTTCTTCTGCCAGTTCCGACGCTTTCTTTGTTTTCGGTACTACCATAACCCACAGCTCGCGCTCCGGTGAGAGCCGGAACACCTCACTGGCATGGTAGTACAGCAGTTCCTTGTTAGTGGTGTCGGTCTTTTCCGTTGCTCCCAACTGCTCCAAAGCCTGAGGACTGTTCAGCTTCACCGGCTTGTAGTCCTCCAGTTTGGACGGAATGGCGGTCGCCCCGCATACCAGCAGCACCACACGGTCGCTGGTATCGGATGCCCGAACCAGTCCGCCGCGTACCTTGTTTATTGTTACTCCGTTAAATGACATATCTTTATTTTTATTAATTATTCATCACTCACTTACTTTGTCCGAGATAATCGCACCTACGCCGTATTCTTCGATGCGGTCTACCATGCCGTAAGTCTGCGTACGGAAGATGGAAGTCGGGTCTGCACTCTTGGTGTCCAGTGTTTCCGGAGAATACAGAATCTTCACCGAATCGAGGTGATAGATGGTATTCGGAGCGTAGAAGAACTGCGATGCCTGGAAGTGAGTATCGGGAGTCGGATCTGTACCTTCGGCTACCTTTGTCTTAGTGGTCGGGTCGTAGTACACTGCGTCGTTGTTCTCAAAGAATTTAAAACCCATGAATGACTTCACCTTACCGGTAATCGGGTCAATATACAGGCTTCGGTCGATAAAGAATTTCGCCGCATCCGGGTCAAGAATCAGGTCGGTTACGTGCTGCGGACAAAGCACCATGTAAAGCTGGTCTGCCATCGGGAGATTCAGTTTCTTCACTGTTTCCAGATAGGTAGCCAGGTCGACGAAGGTAAGGCGTTTTCTCTTTCCGGCAGCCGTACCGGTAGTCAGCATCACCGGCATATCCGAACTGTTACCATCTTTAGGTGCCAGTTTGTGCAAGGTATGGTTTCGGATACCAATCTGAAATGCCTCGTTATGCTTGATACGCACTGCGTTTCGCTTGTCATAAGACAATGCGCGAATTTCCTTGTCGTCTACCTTTGTGGGAGTAGTATCGTACTTCTCCCAGGGGAGAAACACCTTTTTACCGTCCATTGAGGTTGCGGTAAATTCCGAAGTATTGTCTACTTTAAACCCTACGTTGTTAATCAACTTGTTGTAACGCACCCCGTCCGCATTACGTGCACCTTCGGGGATACTTCCCAACACACCGATAAAATCTGCCTTATAGTTTCTACGCTCCGCCAAAAGCTGGGGAGCCACATACTGGTTCAGCCAGTTTCCGCTTTGTTCTGTTGCCATATTTTTAAAGTTTTTTAGTTTGTCAGTTTTTTAGTTGACGAGGTGTCAGTTGACGAGTTGACAAGGTTTCAGATACTAGACACTAGGTACTAGATACATAAGTTTTCTAGTACCTAGTCAACTCGTACCTAGTCAACCTGTAACCTCGTTTCCTATTACAGATTGTTACGTTTTTTGTAGTCCTCAAACAGTTGCCCGAATCTTTCCGGATCTTCTTTTTCCATCTGTGCCAGTGCTTGCGGATTTTCATCCTGCAACTGTTCAAAAGTTTTTCCGTTTAAATCAGTCGGAGAAGCTGAAGGTGTATTGATTTTCGGTTTCTCTACCGGTTTCAATGCTTCCAGCATCTTCTTTCCGTTGTCAAAGTTAGATGTAAGCACTTCTTTCCATTGTTCCTTTACATCGGCTGTAATCTTCTTGTCGAGAACAGCCTGATTCAGCATCGCTTCGATTTCCGCATTCTGCCGTTCCTCCTCTTTCTTTTCGAGCATGTCCACGCGTTCTGCTTTGCGCTTCCATTCGCCCACCATTTCGATAAACTGGTTTTCTGTGGTGTTGGCAGCCAGTCCGAACTGCCCTAAAAGTCCGTTCAAATCCATTTCGATTTCTTTTTTAGGTTGATTATTTGTTTTGTTTTCTGTGATAGCTACCGGTCCGCTGTAGCCTGCTTCGGCTATCATCGAAGCAGTGGCCTCCGTGATGGGGGTCTTCCCGCCGATGGCAGTGGCAAAGCCGTATTCCTTTGCTTCTTTGGCATTCATCCAAAAGTCTCCTGCCTCCCATTTTGCCTTCAGTTCCTTTTCTGGCATTGTAGTGCGCGCTTTGTACGCCTCGTAATAGGTCTGACTCATTTTGGCCAACAGAGCCAGATAGCTTTCTATCTCTGCCTGTCTGCCTGATGCAAAACCTCGTGGCTGGTGAATCATAAAGAGACCGTTTTCCGGCATGGTGAACGAAGCACAGTGGATAGCTATGTAAGTGGCTGCACTTGCCACCATCGCACCGCCTTCACCCGTTACCTTTCCGGGAAAACGCTTGATGACATTCACAATCTCGTTTGCCTCGAAGCAGTCACCGCCCGGACTATTGATATACAGATGCGCATCTTTTACACCCGATTCTATCAGCCCGTCAATAAGGGCGGTAAAGTTCTTTTCCGTATCCCTCCATCCCGCAATTGTGCCTTTAATCGTAATAAGGGCACGCCCGTTTTCCGCTTTCGCTGTAATGTTCATAATTCATTGCGTCATTTAGTTACGCAGCAAAGTTGGGGGAATCCTCTCACGTGGGGAAAAAGGGTTTCCATGATGGAAAAAATGTGTCGATAAAAGGTAATTTTTTTGCCATGATGGAAAAAATATGTCCATCATAGAAAGCCTTTTTCTACACCTCACATTATAATGAGACCTTTGTCTCAGAAACTTAATGTGTATGCCACGAAACAAAGATTATTATAAGAAACTGCGCCGAGAAGCGCACGACCTCTATGTAAATGAGGGGTTGTCGAACAGGGAGATAGCCGAACGCCTGAAAGTATCGGAAAAATCACTGTCGAAATGGATCAACGAAAACGACGGGCTTTGGAAAGAAGAGCGCAAGGCTGCTGTCATCAACAGCAAGCAACAGGCGGGAAACATCAAGGAGATTATCCGTATTCTGGCAGAAAACAAGCTGAACATCCTTCAGCGCATCGATGATGCAGAAAAGGATGGCGATAAAGAGCTGGTAATGGAACTGCGTAAACAGGCTGCCACCCTCGACAACAGCGTAAACGCATGGGGCAAGCAGATGGAAAACATGAACAAAGAGAACCGGATAACCCTTTCGGTATATCTCGAAGTAATGGATCGGATTTTCGATGCCCTTAAATCCTTCAATCCACATCTTTATTACGAAAGTCTGGATTTTCAGGAAGCTCATGTATACGATGTCTCTAAACTCTTAGGATAATGAAAAAAACAGACCAAGAAGCACAGAAACGGTACCTGGAAAAACTGGTACGCGCCCGCACAACCAAAGAACTGATTAATCCGGATGAAAGCATCTTGGAGCGTCAGGAACGTATCCGAAAGGGGAAGGAAGATGTAGCGTATTTTGTCAAGACTTATCTTCCGCATTATGCCACTGCCGAAAGCGCACTGTTTCAGATTGAGCACGCCAATATGGTGAAGCGGAATCCTTTATATAAAGGGTATGCCGAATGGGGACGCGGACTGGCCAAGTCAGTATGGAACGATGTCATCATTCCGTTATGGCTGTGGATTAACAGGGAAACGTATTACTTCTGCCTGGTGTCCGACACCTTCGACCGTGCGTGCGACCTTTTGGAGGACTTGCGCGCAGAGCTGGAAGGCAACGAGCTACTGATACACGACTTCGGAGCGCAGGAAAATCCGGGCTACTGGGAACGCGGAAACTTTGTTACCACTTCCGGTTGGATCTGTAAGGCATTCGGTGCGCGTCAGAAAGTGCGAGGACTCCGCAAGGGAGCACATCGTCCCGACCTGTGGGGTATAGACGACCTCGAAACGCCGCAGACCATCCGTAACAGCAAGATGCAGGACGACCTTGCCGAATGGATTGAAAACGATGTACTGCCCACCATGACGGGCGAACGCCGACGGCTGATAGGCAGTAACAACAGGTTTGCCTCGCGCATGGTGCAGACCATCCTGAGGGAACGGCACAAGGACTGGGACTGGCACCTGGTGCGTGCCTACGACCCGGTAACCTATCAGCCCGCATGGCCATCCATGTACACTGACGACTATTACCGCCAACAGGAAAGCGACATGGGTATTCTTGCAGCCCATGCGGAATACAACCATGAGCCGCTGGTACGCGGTAAAATATTCAAGCCGGAAATGATACAGTGGGCAGCAATGCCCGACCTGCACTGCATGAATGCCATCGTAGGACACTGGGATGTAGCCTATGCCGGTAGCGAGACATCCGACTTCAATGCTGTCAAGCTATGGGGACGCCATCGGAATGACTTCTGGCTGATAGACGGATTTGTGAAGCAAAGCAAAATGAAGCTGGCAGTAGAGTGGATGTGCTGGAAGCAGTTGGAGTTAGATGCACAGGGCATTACGGTATTCTGGCAATACGAAAGTCAGTTTTGGAACGACGAACTGGAGCGCATTCTACAAGAAACACAGAAGGAAACGGGCATTACCCTGCTTATCAGTCAGGAACCGCGCAGCACCGTAAACAAGCTGATTCGTCTGCTTACCATGCACCCGTACTATCAGAACGGGCGTATCTACGTAAACGAGAAGCTGAAGGGAAGTCCCGACATACAGATAGGGATGAAACAGCTTTTTGCCATCGAGCCGGGCATGACCGAACACGACGACAGCCCCGATGCCGACGAACAGGCCATCAAGAAACTGGAGATGTACACGTCGCCGCCCGTATCGAAGGAAGAGAAAGAAAAGCGTCAAGGCTACCGAAGACCGAGAGCCGGACGAAGTAAATATACATGGTAATATATAATTAAGGTATGAAATACATAACAAAGCAGGATGTCTATTCTGTCATTCAGGAACCCATGATACAAAGCAGTGTCGAGAAGCAGGAAGAGATTCTCGACACGCTGGAAGCTGGAAGTATCGACGAAGTGTGCAGTTACATCGGCGGGCGTTACCACTGTGAGGAAATCTTTGCAGAGCCTCCCATCCGCAACGGGATGCTTCAGCGCATCATTACCTGCCTGGTGGTGTACCGTGCCGTCCGGCGCAATGCCGCCCGCAAAGTACCGGACGATTACAACGAGCTATACCAATGGGCATACGATGTATTGGGCCGTATCCGCGACGGTGAAATGCCGCTTACCGGACTGCCCGAAGTAACTGATCCCGAAACGGGCAAGCCTGCCAGTTTTTGGGGAAGCAACCGAAAAGATGAATACTTTTTTTAAACGATTATGAGCATATTCAAACAATTATACAGCAAGATTGAAACGGTAGTGCTTCGCAGTGCGACCTTCCAGAAGGTGGCGACCGAATACTACGACAAGAAAGACAAGCTCGGCATGGCTCCCGGTCCCATCACCTACAAGCGTCAGCCCTCCGATATGCGCACCAAAGAGATTAAGGACTGGCAACAGGCTGTGATGGAAGCCACCGACCCCGACCGACCGCGCCGCTACCTGCTGCATTACATCTACCAGAACCTGCTTCGCGACGACGACCTTCAGGCAACCATCGAAAACCGGATCCTTCCGCTCCAGATGGCGAGCTTCAAGATTATCGACCGTAAAGGTAAAATAGTAGAAGATGCAATGCGTCTATTAGAAAGAACTTGGTTTCAGGAACTCCGCAAAATGGCAGTGATGAGCCAGTTGCAGGGTACGCTACTGGTAGACCTTGCCCAAAAACTCAATCCTAAGACAATGGAAATTGAGGAAATAGGCGAAGTACCGCAGTGCAACTACATCGCACAGGCAGGGTGTATCATTGAAAACCCCTACGACAATGTGGGCACTTCCTACCGTACGGGAGGACTGGAGACCTACTACTATCAGTTTGGCAAAGATTGGGACCTCGGTATGCTAAACGTGCTGGCTATGCCTATTTATGCCAAAAAATTAGGCTTCGGCAGTTGGCTGAACTATATCGATCTGTATGGTATTCCCTGGATGTTTGTCATTACAAACCGTATGGATGCCGACCGTGCCGACGAACTGTACAATATGATGGACGATATGCGCGCCGGACGCTTCGGAGTGCTGCACGGACAGGAGAGTGTAGAGTTCGGCAAGGAGGTTTCCGGCAATACTACCAATGCCTTTGACCCTTTCATGGAGCGTTGCCATAAGATTATTACCCGGCTTATCCTCGGACAGACCGGCACAACCAACAACGAAGCCTATGAAGGTACAGCAAAGGTACACGAACAGGTAGAGAAGTACCGACATGAGGCCGACAAGCTGCTTTTTCAGTATGTGTTCAATCAGGAGATTATCCCCCGGTTGGTAAAGATAAGTCCGGTGTATAGTATTCTCGACGGCTGCCGTCTGGAATGGGACGACCACGAGACCATGAGCCTGAAGGAGTATGTGGATGCCATCAAGAACCTCGCTTATACCTTCGACTTTGACCCTGAAAAGGTGGCCGAAATGACCGGACTGCCCATTACCGCCGTAAAGGAGGTAACGAATCAGGGCATACAGAGCGGAGGAAACCGGAAAGACAACGGTAAGAACGGCACAAAGGAGGAGCCGGACGATGAGCCGGAGCCACCCAAACCCGGTAAAAAAAAAGAGTCTGACAAGCCGGGCGCGTCCTTTTCCAGCGAGATAAATGCCCTGTATTACGGAGAAGCGGAAGCTCCTCATGCGCTGGCGGTGGAAGCAGCTACCCTGAAGCTGAGCGACAAGATCCGCGACCGTATTCTGAACCGCCTGCGCTCGAAAGGCTTTGATGTGGAGAAAGACATCGAGCCGGATCTGTTCGCCCACACCTTCGACCAGTTGGATAAGGCACTTGATGTATTCGGCGCGCCCGAATGGGGTACGCCCGACCGTGATTTTCTTGAAGCCCTGCGGCACAGCGATGCAGTGTTTGCCGCTTTTAAGACGCACAAGCAACAGAAAGAGCTGCACGACCTGCTGATGGATGAAAACGGTAAAATGAAGTCGTTTGACCGCTTCCGAAAAGACACGGAGCAGGTGATTCTGAACTATAACGTGAACTGGCTGCGCACTGAATACGATACTGCCGTGCGCCGTGCCCGCTTCGCCGCCGACTGGAAACGCTTCGAGAAGGACAAAGACCTGTTTCCCCGCCTGAAATGGTTGCCCTCGGTGTCGGTAAATAAGCGTGAGGGGCACAAGGCGTTCTACAATCGGGTATGGGATGCGGACGACCCGTTCTGGGCAACCAATTACCCCGGCAACCTGTGGAACTGCAAGTGCGGTATCACCAGTACCGATGCTCCAGCTACAGAAGGCAAGCCACCGCACAGCCATGACCGGCCGGAACCGGGACTCGACAAGAACCCCGGAATCACAGGGCAGATGTTCACCGATACGCATCCTTATATCAAGGAGGCTGGCAAGGAAGCAAAGAAAGCGGTAGACAAGTTTCTGAAACGGCACACACTTGATACGGTGGGCGATGAGGAACTGACGCGCAAGATTACAGCCATAGAGAATGAGATTCGAATGAATAAAAAATTTGAAACGGGAGTGGCATACGATAAAGACGGCAATCTTATTCTTGATAAAAGAGGACAGGCATACAGCGTTTCTTTCACAAGAGAAGAATCTAAATTGATGAAAAATGCTATCTTTACGCATAATCATCCGCGCGGATGGGCTGCCGATGAAAAAAGGTGGGCACATATCGGAAACTCGTTCAGTATTGACGATATCGCATTTGCCGTGTTTAATGATTTGGCCGAGATTCGAGCTGTTACCCCGTTATACACTTTCAGCATGAAAAGGCCGGAAGGTGGATGGGGCAAATACAAAGACGTGAAAAGTTTCCGCACTGCCATGAACCGGCAGAACACAAAGATAAGGGAGGAACTGATGAAAGCCGTTGAAAAAGAGTCTATCACTCCCGAACAGGCAGGTGCCATCCATTATCACCTGCTATGGAAACGGGTAGCAAAGAAACAAGGATGGAATTATTCAAAACGTAAAACAAGAGAACCATGATTACAGAGATTAACGACCGTATGGAATATTTGAATATGTATCAGTCGCAGTGTGCCACTTGCAAGCATTTCGACTGGGACACCTGTACCTGCAAGGCTTTTCTGAAAGAAATACCGGATGCGATACTGGCAGGGACTAAAAAGCATAACGCTGTGATAAAGGGGCAGACGGGAAATACCATATACGAAAAGGAAGATGACTAAGAACCTGCTCAAGGAAATAGAGAAAAAGGTAATTCGCTATGTAGAAAAGGACCTTCCCCGTATTGCCGGAAAAATGGCGGTGGATGAATTTCGTGAGAACTTCCACCGTCAGGGATTCCGGAACAACGGCATTACGCGCTGGCCGGATGTAAAGCGCAGGGATAAGAACAGTCCCTGGTACGGCTTTCAGTATAAGGGAGAAAAGCGTACTTCCGTGCGCTTTGTACGCGACCGGAAAACGGGTAAGACCCGCCGAAGCAAGACTCAAAAAAAACTGAATTACAGCAATGCCGCCACAAAGAGAGGCATTCTTATCGGACCGGGAGCCAACCTGATGAACAGTATTACCGAGAAAGAGCGGAGTAAGGACAAAGTTGTAATCGGCTCCGACCTTCCGTATGCTGCCGTACACAATGAGGGCGGTACGATCAAAGTATTCGGTAAGGCTGTGCGAAAGCTGCCTAAACGCCAGTTTATCGGAGAAAGCCGGGAGCTGATGGACGAATTGCAAAAGAAATATCTGGCCGATATAGACCGTATCACCGATGAAGTGGCAGACAGTTTTAATTCTTAATACTGATAATTATGTATACCGATTTATTTAAAGAGCTTTCGAACATCGTTGAAAACCGCTCCGAATTTCTTTCGAAGATACCGGACGACTACGCGGAACTGCGCGAACGGCTGGAAGCCTTGCCCGACTTCCAGCACATTGACTTGTGGCACGGTCAGGTAGACTATCTGAGCGAAGAACACCCATTCCCTTCGCCTGCCATCTTCTTTGAGTTCAACACCCTGCAAGTGGACGACACCGGAGAACTGGTACAGCACACCGACCTTCAGGTGGATATGCACGTGTTTTGGGAAACCTTCAGCGACACCTATCAGGGCGCGCGGATGCAAGAAGAAGCCTTGCAGTATATGGATATGCTTCTGCTGGTAGGGCTGATGTTTCACGGGCGTAGCGGGGAACACTTTCACCAGATGCGCCGGAGCGGTACACAACGCGAAGAGTCGGGAGGCAGCGGAAACCTGTACCGCATTTCATTCCAGACGCTTGTCAGCGAGTTTAGTGGTCTGAACCTGAAACAAATGTCGCAAGCCGAAGACCGGGAAATCGAGCTGTTGAAAGAAAAAGAGAAAATAGCGGTACCCGAAGGGGATAAAAATCCGCTTTATTGCGTTTAAAAGTTGATTGACATTTGAGTATCTTCAATCGCTTTTTTCTTTCCTCCATGCTTCAGGGCATCGTAATAGGCAAGATTTTCACTGTTGTAAAAAATGCGTTTGTAGATATAGTCGGTAGAAAGAAAGAAGACTTTTTCACTGAGCTGGCGCAATACATCATCCAGACGAATGCGGCGTACATCGTACAGTTGGTAGAATGTCTCTACCATCCGGCGGTCTCGTAGTTTGGTCAGTTCTGTATTGCGCATGCTCTATCCCGTTGATTATTTGTTACAAAAGTAATAAAAAATCGCGAAATAGGGAAATTGTCAACTTCCTATATGGGTACTGCCTTACTTTTGTGTCAAATCTTAAATTTTTAACGTATGGCAATTAATTATTCAGTAGTAGCAATGAAAGATCCGAGAGACCCGGAATCGGTAGTAAAGTATTATGCTAAGGCACAGGCTGCCGGAGTAATCGACATCAACGAACTGGCAGAAGATATTGCGTACAGCACCACACTGACAGACGGCGATGTGCTGAACGTAATCCGCGCCCTGGTGAAACAGATTAACAAGCACATTGCAAAAGGAGAAATCGTACGGCTGGAAAACCTCGGTACTTTTCAGGCGCAGCTCTCCAGCAAAGGTGCTCCCACAGAAGACAAGTTCGATGAAAGCTTTGTCCGGAAAATCCGCCTCCAGTTCCGTCCGGGATTAGGACTGCAGCAAATTCTTTCTCTTAACAATCTGAGTTTCCATAAGGTGCCCGGACTGAAGAAAAAACCCGAAAAAGAAATCTTGTAATTACCCCGTATTAATTGATAATTTACCCTGCAGTAGTAGCCAGACTTATGCAGGGTAATTTGCAACCTTAAACTAAACACTTTTAGTATGAAAGCTATATACTTGACAGATCTTGCACAGATGTACTTTCCTCACTCGAGTGTACGCAGTGCTGTAACGCAGCTCCGACGCTGGATAGTATTGAATACTGAGCTTCAGCAACGTCTTGATGAACTGCACTACCAGAAAGGACAACGAAGCCTTACACCGCTCCAGCATGAGGCGATATGCCACTATCTGGGCGAACCGTAATAAAACAAGAATCCCCGGCAGCCGGTTGGTTGTCGGGGATTCTTTGTTTTTAATCTTCGGGCAAAATTTTGTTATACTTTAATTGAACACATCAATAAAATCATTGGGCATTATATATCCTCTTGATTCCATATAATCTATTATCTCATTTACATTCATTTCTGAACCGTTCCATTCAAGTATGATTTCATTTCCTGAAGCAAGGCTCAAATTAGGTTCACTGTCTCTAAATCCGGAGAAAGCAAGATGTTTCCAAATGGCTTGCAATGCAAGGTCTGCCTCATTCTGTTTATCTTCCGCTTTTTTTATAGCATTTCGTAGCCTTTTATTCATTGGTATTAGGTATTAAGTCTTCAATATATGCCCACTTCGTTATTTTAACATCCTTTACTAACTCGGCAAAACATGAAATTACAGGTCCACAAATAAAACATCCGTATTCTTCTGATACGCCTAATATAGTCTCTTCTTCTGTCGGCAAATCATTTACGTCATGCCTTAATGCGCCATTCCGCACCGGCTTAAAATCCTGCTTCATATTTTTCTTTTTCATAGAAGTCTGACAAATGCCTGGGACCTTCCACCATAATACTGGAATAACTTCTTGCTTCTTTTTCAATATCTTCCTTTTTCATAAATCAACTATTTCAATTTTAAGATTATTCCTCAAATCGTGCATCAGATCTACTGTGTCGTTATTATCCACATAGAAACAGATGCCGAGCGTTTCGGGCGACTTCCCCGAGCGGCGGACGGAGAGGTCGCAGGGGCGGTTCCACTTGATCCAATAAAACATGAACTGATTGATCATGCTGTAATGGAGTTTCGCCGCCACCCTGCGTTTCCCGAACAAATTCGGTTCACTCATACCTTAATGAAGATACCGCATTTCCCGTCTTCGCGGTCGAATCGATCGCAGCTGCCTATCTGTACCTGTAAGGGCACGCAGTCTGAGAACTCGAAGGCACAGCCGCCGCAAACTGTGTCTAAACACGAAAAGTCGGGTATCTCGATGAATTTTATGGTGGAGCCGTCGTCCATCCGACGGACTTCCCCTGGTTTCATGTCGTTAATCATTGGTTTAAGTTTTTAAGTTAGGTTACAAGGCATCAGGCGACAAGGGAACAAGGCCTTGTCAACTTGTCAACTTGTAGCCTGACACCTGAAATTCTACATAGCTGCCAGCGACAAAGGTAACTTGCGAGCCTTTCCTTCTTCATCCTTCAGCTCCACCTGGATAAACTGACAGGTAGGCACAGGGCGGTAGGCCTGTTTGATAATGTTGATACCGTCGATAAAGTCCGGATCTTGGCTGGTCATGGCGAGTTTCTCCAGCTCTAATACCTTGTTTGCCTTCAGTGCGTCTTTGCGACCCTTAGCAAGCAGAGACATCACCGTCTGCACGAGAGCTGCACTGTTGTCGTCCTTAGCAAGCGTATTGAGGTAGGCTTTTACTTTGTCAATGCCGGCTTCTACGGTATCGTCCCAACCTTCGTTCATACGGTTTCCCAGAGTGATAGACATGCTGCCGTCATTGGTAGTGAAGGTGTCGCTTTGGCGGCCAAGCTTGGTCTTGAATAGTTCGTTTTTTGTATCGATAAGCGTGCCAAACTCTGCAAACACCTCCTGTTTTACCAATTCCATTTGCATAGACAGTGTTTTCAGCTTCTCTACGGCCTTCTTCACCGTCTCGTCGACTAATTGCTTATACATGTCTCGTTCTTTCTGTTTACGGGCTTTTTCTGCCTTTTCTTCATTCTCCAACTGCGCTTTCAGTTGCGCCTTCTGTTCCGGTGTCAAATTGTTAATGTCAATCATAACTTTTAAGTTTTTTAGTTTTTAAGTTGACAAGGTCTCAGTTGACGAGTTGACAAGGTTTAAAAAACCTCGTTACCTCGTTCCCTTGTAACCTCGTTACCTGAATTCAGTATAATAAAGTGATATTGCTTCACGATTCTTGTACATGCGGTGGTAGCGGTCGCGTACCTCCTGAAGGTTGTCGGTGTCGTGGCGGCAGCGTATCGCCATGTAGTGGCCGAATACGCGGATTACCACCCGCCATACTCTGTATTTCTTTCTTTCCATTATTCAATATTGATTGTGGTTATCTCTACACCCTTGCGGGGATTCTCGTTCACGATACGGTAAGTCTCTTTCAGTTCCCGCTCCATGTCGTCGTACTTCTTTACCAGCGCACTGCGTTCGGCTACCAGACTGTTGAACTCTACTGAGCTGATACCGCCTGCGTAAAGCACTGCGTTAATACGGTCGATGCGCCTCGCCACATTAGGCAAGGCCGACAGCAGATGATTGATGCGATTAATCCGTTCGTCGTTCACATCGTAATTTTTGGGGTCAGGTTTCTTCATTTTGCTTTCTTTTAATTGATTCTAACTTTGGTATAAGGGCAGCCAGTTCGTCGCTGTCGAGGTCGTAAAGCGGCTTCCCGGCGATGCGCGGGCTTTTCAAATAAGAATTGACAGCATCCCAGCTTGCCGTGTTAATTCCAATCTGTTGCAGGCGTTTCAGCACCGCGCTTCGCTGTTTCTTTATCGCCTGTGCCGCCATCTGCTTGGCAGTGGTATGCAGCTTGGTATTAGCTCCGGTGATGTACCCGGCAAGGTATTGCGCCTCGGCATAGGTGAGTTCCTTTGTGGTGTCTGTCCTTCCGTCGGTCAGTTCCATTATCATGGCGCGGTACTCTTCCTCGTCCAGGCGGTGCTTGGAATACAACACGTGCAGCCGCTTAATCATCCACGGTGTGATGGGTCTCTTCTGTGTCTTCTGTTCCATATTCAGCTTCTTTTACATGATTACCATAATAAAGTGCTGCTTTCGCTTCGTTGAAAACGATTGTACCGCCGGGGCAGCGTCCGGCTATCTGTGCCGCCATGCCCTCGACATGGCAGATGATTTTTGCCAGTTTCTTGCAGAGTTTTCCGCTACTGGTGGAAGGCGTTCCTCCGGTATCGTCCTCGTGTGCGATAAAGACAAAGAGGTGGTTCGGGTAGTCGCGCTGTAACTTGCGAAGCTCACCGCCTTTCAGTTCGTCGTTGTAAATCGTGATGTTGTCGATAAAGACAATACGTGCCGATTTGCGCTTTGCCAGTCGTTCGCGAAGTTCCTCCAGCGGTTCGTAGTCGATAAAGTTGAGGTTCCGGTCGCTCACGCTGATGCCTGCACGCGCACAGGCACGGGTAAACTCCAGCTCCACACCTTCCTCTGCCGACACATACAGCACTTTCTTCAGTCGGCTGAGATACTGGGCAAGCTGAAGGGCGAAAGTGGTCTTACCGTTCTTCTCCTTGCCATAGATAAGCCACGTACCACAGTCGGACGGATGGCCGAAGGGCTGCTCGTATTCGCCCGACATGGGCAGAGTGGTAAAACTCTGTGAGTATATGTTTTTGACGGATAATGTTCGGGTCATAAGGTTAAGTTTTTGTTTAGGTAACTAGTTGACCAGATACGAGGTAATTAGGATTTTAATGCCTGACCTATGTATCTGGTATCTCGTACCTCGTATCTAATCAAGAATTAAGTATCAATATTTTTTCTGCACGACGCAGCCCGGTGATGTTGTTTCCGGTTCCTACGGTCAGACACTGGTTTACCAGCTTGTTGAGATTCGTGCGGTCGGTCATGTTTACGCTCAATACATCGGTGAGCAGACGGCGGTAAAAGTCTATCTGTTCGTCCTTGTTGGTGGGTACTACATGTGCGTACGCATCGCTGAAGCGGGAGAAGATCTCTTCAAATCCTACCGACTCGCGGCTGATGCCGTCGGTTATCTTCTTGCGAAGCCCGTTGGCTCCCATCATGTACCAGCCGCATGAGCCTTCGGTGGCATTGTAAAACTCTTTCAGGTCAAGGAAAGCATTGTATTCGAGGTCGCCCGCCTCGTCGATAATCACCACCGGTTTTTCCAGTACGTTCAGCGCATTCTTGATGCGCAACTTCACATCCTGATAGCGTCCGGCCGACTCCACACCGATGACCTGTGCCAGTGTACGGGTAAACAGAATCTTGGTCTTGCATTGCGAGCCGTCCACATAGAAACAGTTCTTCAGCGTCTTGGCCAGATACTTTGCGCTGTAAGTCTTTCCGATGGCGCACTTGTCGACGAATATCATTCCCCAGCCGTATTCCTTGCAGGCCATTACGCCTTCCTCGATGGCATTGAACACCTCGGTACGCGCCATGCGCCACACGCGGTCGGTATCTTTTACGCCTAAGATGGCGGCAATATTCAGCCACTTCTGCGGACTCAGCTTACCTTCTGTTCGTCCGTTCTTTATCTCACTCCATACGCTGGCACTCATGCCGTATTTGCGTGCAAACTGGGTGGCTGTGCCGCCGTAATTCTTCGAAGCCTCCAAAAGGGCTTCCACGCATTTCTCTATCAGTTTCTTGCTAATCTCAATCATAGTTATTTTATTTTTTAGTTAGTTGACGAGGTAACAAGTTGACGAGTTGACAAGGCTTTAAAAACCTTATTCCCTTGTCGCCTGAAACCTGGTCAACCGACAAGTTGGTTTAATAATCGTTGTTTTACTCCCGTTTCAATCGGTTTTATATGGCTTTCGAAATCCGTTTCAGTGTCATCATACAGCACTTCGGTTTCCGGTGGCAAGATGACCGCCGTGCCCGGTTCTTCCGGCTGTTCCGATGTATCGTCCAGCACCTCGGCTTCATCGTCTGCCTCGTAATGCTTCGGCCGGTCCAGTCCGGGTATCACAAACTTGTTGTTCACTACCTCGGTACGGCGGTCGATGACCATCACTCTTTCTATCTCTGCCTTGCGGCGGCTGATAAATCCGCTGAATGTCTGTATGTACGACATCACTAATTTCATATTCTCGCGGTCTGCGGCAGTCTGTTCAATCTTGGCACGGTGGAATTTCGGTTTCATAATGGCCTCGCACACAATCCGCTCGCCGCCACGCAGGTAAACCAGTGCCTTCATCACGTTGCCCTCGTTGTCGTCCAGCCAATAGATGTCCAGTTCCTTTCCTTCCACTATCTCCAGCAGAGTAATCAGCGTATCGCCTGTACAGATTTGTCCATCCATCCCCAAGAAAAACTCCTTGCGTTGCAGTTTGATGGTTCCGGCATTGCAGCTTGTCTCTGTCTTGTAGCCGATGTAAGGCAGAATCATCTTCCAGTTGGTTTCCTGCCGCAGGTCGGGGTTCTGATTCTCGGTGAACACCTCCCAGCGTGTCATGCCGGGGTATTTCTCCTGATCGGGGTGCAGCGAGTTGTTCCAGTTCTGAATGTCAGTGAGGCAGTTGTACACGATTTCATCGTAGGGAATAATCGGGCACTCTTCATCGCTCTTCTGATTGCTTTCTTTCAGTGCGTTGGGGCGTGCAAGCCATCCCTCGCGTGTTTTTTCCGTGCCGTAGCGGAGCTTTCCCCAGATACGCTCGATGTACTTGCCTCGTGCCTTGTTGGCCTCCATGCGGACATATTGAAACATCGCTCCGTCGGCAAGCATGGTATCGCGGAAGGTGCTGTTCAGCGAGCTTTCGCACTCTATCTCGGCAGGAAGAGGAATACCCCAAGCCGTGTAATTCCGCACAATGTTGCGGTAGAAGTCGAGGATGATGCCCTCTTTTGTCTTGCCGTACACCCAGGCGGTAAAGCATTGCGCTCCCACATCGTAGGCACAGTAGAACCATACACGTTTGCCCTTTACGTACCAGAACGGAGGGTTACGGTCGTCCACCGAGATGATGCTTCCGGCATATTCGGGAGTAAGCATCGAACCGCCCGGCAGAAAGTCGGCAATAAACTTCTGACGGTTTCCAGCGCGCTTGCTATAGGTAGCTATCTTGCTGTGCCAGCTTGCCAAGTAACCGGTAATGGTGCGCAGGCTAAGCTTGCCGTATTCCGCAGGGTTGTACACTTCTCCGGTTTCCTTGTTGATGATTTCCACGTAACCGCTCAGAAAGGCATCGTACTGGTTGGCGACCTCGGTAGGCGTAGGCTTGTGGGGCTGGCTCATAAACATCGCTTCTAAGAGCTGCACCTGTGCCAGTGTCTTCACGCTGGCGTGTTGGTTGCCGAACACGCCCTTGATGAGCGACCGGTATTTGTCATCGCCCGAGAGCGAGCCGTAGGCACGGAGTTTCTCACGCAGACGGATCATGTTTTCGGGAAGATTGTATTCGCGGTGGAACCGGCGTTTCAGCACCGGGGCAAAGCTGTGCAGATCCTCGCAGACGGAAGCCTCCAGTCCGCGTGTGGTGCGCTTTCCCTTGCCCTGCCATTCGGCACGGCGTGCCACCAGCAGACGCAGACCTGCATCGAGCAGGCTGGCCGCAGTGATGTATGCCTGTTTCTGTGAATCCTTGAGTTCGCCCGTAGGTGTGCGGTAGCGGTTGAAGAAGTCCACCGCAGCAGGGTCGATGGTGAAGTAATCGAGCAGGATGTGCTGACGCTTGCGAGGGTCGCCGATGGCATCCTGCAACTCGGACGGAAGGCTGTCGAACACAATCGTTACGCCCCGTCCGCGTCCGCCTCCACGCTCAGCACGCTTCATGCCGTACGTTTTGCTTTCATAGCGGTATAAGGTTATTTTCAGATGATTCCAGTCCTTAAAGAACGGCTGCCCGTTTTCATCGCGTGCCGCGAGGACTTCATCCTTCGTAACCACCAGTATGTTTTCTTTGTTATAGTGAGGCATATTGCTTTCTCTTTATCGTTTTGGTGCAGTGCCGGGAGTCGAACCCGGCGCGCTGCCACCTGCATCTTTTTACCTTGATACCCAATTGAAAACTAATTCCAATTTATAATCAATCCCAGTATGACTTATTCTGTTATCCTTCAACGTGCAGGCTCTGCTACCGCATATTGTTATCTCTTCTTGATAATCTCCTTATCCATTCTCCACACTACAGGGATAAGCAAGATGCAGATAAAAATCGTTCCAATCAGGTTGGCAATGCCATCGAGGTATCTGTTTGCGATTGCTAATGTCAGGATAGCTAAGAGGTAATATCTTGTTTTCATATCGTTTACGTTTTAAAGATTTCCGCTTCCATCTTCGCAGACCGAAGCGGTTTTGCTACTTTTGTAGCGGTCTAACAATTAAATAGAGGCTCTTCGATATCTTCTTGAATCCATACCCACACCGGGTTTAACTACAATACAGCTTTTTTCTCGAGCTTTTTCTTCTTGATGTGTTCCCAGAAATCCTTTTTCATAATTTGCGTTTGAACCTGATTTTTCGGGATGAAAGAATCTTGCTACATCTTGGGGAAATTTTCTTTTTTTCATAATTGAAATAATTAAGTGGTTAGTAATATGTTATTTAACTGAAAATTCAATCTTCGCCAGCACCTTATCAAGGTTCTGTATCTTTTCTACAAAAGCAGTCGTAGCATCGAACTCAATACCTATTCCGTCAAAGTGAAAAGGTTTCCCATACGCCACAAGGCAGTTCGCTAATCGCTGGGTATACATCGCAGTATAATATGTCTTCATAGTCATGCCTGTTTACTCATTAATAACCCGTGTAACATTCCCCTTTGAATCCAGCACCTTGACAGGACGAGCCGGAGTCTCCACCTCGCGAATCTCATAGAGCTTACACCCCATGCGCAAAGCTCCCTGACGCACCCTCATGGCAAGCTCGCTGTTCGACTGATAACTCAATGCGTATCTGACATTTCGTGTCGATGTACCAAATGTTTTTGCTAATTCTGCCTGCTGTGAGGCACTTGCTTCGATTTTGTTTCTCATAAAATCCTATTATTTAAGTTTTTATTATTATCTTTGGCGCGCTTTCCAAATGGAATAGCAATGCAAATATGAGGATAATTTTCACAATAAACAAATAAATCGTGATAAAAATCACGATTAAATTTATTTATGATTGACAGATTAGAAGAATTTATTAAGAATCAAGGAATTAGCGTCAGAGCATTTGAGCAAGCTATATCAGCCAGTGATGGTATGATACGCCGTGCTATTAATAATCGAACTAACATACAGAGTAAGTGGCTCTGTAATATTGCGGAAAATTTTCCGCAGCTTAATTTGAATTGGCTGATAACAGGTCAAGGAGAAATGCTTTTGTCTTTACCAAAAGAAAGTATTAATACTGGTGGAAACAATATAAGTGGAAATATTGGTGGTAGTATTAATACTGGTATGGGAAATCATATGGTCAATATAACTATGCCCGAATACGGAACTCAAAAAATTATTAAGCCCAGCGGAGAAGTAGAGATACAGCGAACGGATCCAACGAAAAGTGAAGACACGAAAGAGGCTAAATTATGCAAAGAGATAGAGCTGATGAAGCAAAGGGTCGCTTTGATGGAGGACAATATGAAGATGAAAGATGAACTGATAGCGTCCCTAAGAGAAACAATCGAGCTTTTGCGTAATAGGCAGTAGTGTGTTTTTCGTTTAGTATAGATTTAACGATATAAAAACAATATATTTACTTATAAGTTTAAAAAATTTAAATACGATGATTGTATTACTTACTTTAATAGGCTATGCTTGCTTTATTTTAATGATAATCGGTTTCTTCAAGCCTAAGGCCAGTTTGTTTTGGATAAAGAACATTGAAAAACGAACTCGCAAAAGATCGATCGCCATTTATCTGCCTGCAATGATTGTTGCATTAATAATTCTGGTAAATTCAGTTAATGATGAAAGTACCACAATAAACCATTTACAAGATGAAGAAACAGTACAATACCCCAAACTAAGTACTCCATATTATGACTCCATATATGCCTTTAAGGCATTTCCCGAAATAGATCCTAATAAAGATCCTAAAATAAAAATGAATGCTCAACTAAAAAAGGTTGAGATAAAAGTTTACATTAAAAAGAAACTGAATGAAGAGGAATTAAAATCTATTGGAATATACTACCATGATAAATATTTGGTAGACCCATTTAATAGAGTTTATGTGTTTTATTATACTCCTGAATATACTAAAGAGGATGCAGGATGTTACGCTACTACACATAGCGACCCAGAGTTGGAAGTCAATATATTAGATGTTGCAAGATATTGGAATAAATAGTGCAATATAGTGGATGCAAATAGAAGTTTTATTGAGAATATTATTTGGTATGAGATGATTCATGCCAAATATTGGGAACAGTACCTGTCTGATTATACCGGACTTAAAATTACAAAAAGAAAATGGCTTAATATCACAATATTAATGCTCTCAACAATTGGAGCTTCTTCATGGTCTGCGTGGAAACTGTTGCCTGAAGGAACGGAATGGCTGCCTTCTGTGATATTTGGAATCATGGGAGTCGTCCAAGTGTTTAATGTTTTTCAAAAGAATATAACCGTAGAAAACACCACCTTGGAATCTTTATACAGACTTCGTTCTATGTATATTTCTTACTTTAATAAGCTTGAAAGATTGTTTATTGAATCGGAGGCACATAAGTATTCTCAAAACGAACTAATAGAAAAATATTATAAGATACGTGAAACTGTATATCCCATAGAAGAACTTAAAGACTCTTTAAACATTACACAAATTGAAATGCTGGATAAAAATATAGAAGGAAAGGTTATGAATTATTTAAACAGCCGTTTTTATCCCACGGAGTCATAAAGTTCTTTCCCTCGCTTCCATGCAAATTTAATACAGGCAGCGACGAACCATAAACCTAACAATAAAAGAGGTATTCCAAAAACGAGTATTAAATAAACAATCATTACCTTTGTACATATATTCATATCAAATAAGTTTTTATGAGTAAAAAAAGTTCTACAACCAAAGAAGTGGATTATACTTCTCCTAAAGAGGTGCAGTCAGAGGTGTATCGTCCTATAACGAAACTTGAAAATGACTTTACGTTTAGTGCGCCACCTCCACCGCCACCAAAGAAAAAGTAAAATGTTTTAGCCAAATTGTAACGGGGTTTATAGCTGTTATAATTTGGCTTTTATTATGACTTTCATGCACATTTTTCTCTTTATTTTCTCCAAATATACACTTTTATCTCCACTATTTTGAATTTTAAGCTATAAAATATTGATTTACAATAAATTATTAACAAATAAAATCAAACTACTATTTCCCTATATATCCCCCAATCCGTCAAAACCGACACTTCTCCCATACAAACAATCCCCTAAATAGTTGTTTACTTGTACGCTTTGTACCTACTTTTGTAACCCCAAACCACATTAAACACATACAAACATTATTTTTCATTGTAACCCCAAACGTACCCCCAAGTGTACCTCCAATCCCTAATTTAACATGAAATTAACAAAAGAGCGACAGTTTTAGAACCTCCTTCAAAACCGCTTCGAAAAGCCGTTATTTGCAGGTGCTTTCTATGCTTAATACTTGCATATACCAAGTATTTGCACTATTTTTGTAAATATCAACATGCAAATAAGGAAATATGGAGAAGATAATACACGTACACCTCATTTTTGAGAAAAAAGACTATTATTTCGGCAGCCTGGCAGCCATTTACACCGTCCTCACTCCGGAGCAGGTAGGAGTGAAATATAACACCCTGAGAAACGCCCGCTGGCGCGAGATTTCAGTCTATCAAACAGACCGTGCCATTATCAAACAAGGCGAACTGATACGTTCTGGGCGCAAATAAGCCCCGTCAGAGCCTTTTCTTTGCTTTTTGGTACAGATACACTAAGCGGCGGTCATAAATCAATTATGCCGCCGCTTTTGCTTCTATTTTGCCCCACAAATCAAGTCGCGCCGCCCGATGTTTTACCCATCGCATCACATTCCACGCAGCGCATCCACTCATCTCTTTACCCACGATGCACCCATTTTAACCCATAATAGAACTTTCTTCACATTTTGTTTTTTCAAGGAATAAAGGCTAACTCTCTATAATTAAGTATATTTACCGTCTTTTCTGTTATCTTACTTTCTTCACATTCTGTTTTACCGGGGGTAGATAACGCCCGAAAACACCGGGCGGTCTATAAAAAATCGCAGGTTCATTTCGTTTCGTTTTTAGGGGTTATGCTCATGCCTTCTCTCA